AGCGGAGAATGTGCATACGCTTAAAGAGTTACTTAAGCATTCTGAGAGCGATTTAATGAAATTTACCAACATGGGTAAGTTGTCCATAAAAAACATTAAGGAAGAACTTGCAAAACATAAACTTAAACTTGCTGGTATAGGTAAAAAATGAATAAGATAATATTAATTAGCGTGATATTTGTGGGTACTGCCCATGCGCAAGTAGATATAAATACTGACCGTGAGGGACGTGTAACGGGGATGACTATTATTCAGCCTGAGAGTGGGTTTGTTACTTACGCTGATCGCTACGGCGCAACTCGTGGGGGTGGTGCGTTGCCAGTAAACCCTTATGTACAGCCAGTAAACTCATCCATTAACGTGCCAAGCCCATACACACCTGAGTCAGTACGACGGGAATTGCGCAAATAAATACTTAAAACGAAAGGTAACAAATGTTAGAAAACGTAGAAGCAATCGAACCAAAGAAACCCGCTAAGTTATTTATAGCTACCCCGATGTATGGTGGTATGTGCGTAGGCGGCTACACCATGGGTATTCTTAACTGTGTGCAGACGTTTCAACCACGCAATATCCAAATGTACTACTCGTACATGATGAATGAGTCTTTAATTACCCGTGCCCGTAACGGTATGGCTTATGACTTTATGCAGTCGGACGCTACGCACCTAATGTTTATTGATGCGGACATTAGCTTTGACCCAAAAGACATTGTGCGTATGATTGATGCGGACAAGGACATTATCTGCGGACTGTACCCAAAGAAAGAAATCAACTGGCAGTTAATATCGGATGCAGTTAAGAAAGGTGTGGACTACAAAGACTTACCGAACTACACAGGCTCGTTTGTGGTTAACTTAGTTGGGGGTGTACACGAAACAACAGGCAGTATCAATGAGCCGATGGAGATTGATAATGGCGGTACAGGCTTTATGTTAATTAAGCGTGAGGTGTTTGAAACTCTCAAGCCAACTGTACCAACGTATACCAACGATATGATTCTCATTGTTGATAAAAACCCAGTCAAGAAGATCATCCATGAGTACTTTGCTACCAGCATTGACGAAGAATCCAACCGATTACTTTCAGAGGACTACCACTTCTGCAAGATTGCACGTCAGCAGGGTTACAAAGTCTATGCCGCACCTTGGGCGAATCTAACCCATAGCGGTACTTACAACTTCAGCGGTACTTTACCAAGGAGTTAAGATGACAACCTTTACAACAGAAGATAGAATCATTGCAGAGCAGAACGGATCAGTAACTATTAATGTAGAGCCTATTCCGTTTGCTGGAATGATTACACTGACCGAGACAGCGCCTAAAAGTGAACCAGTAGCGTGGCTTTACGAACGACCAAGTGGAGCAGCTAAGCTATCTTTTGTACAAGAGAAAATTCTTTGGGAAGACACTACAGAAACACCACTCTACACCCATCCAGCAAAGACACTAACGGAAATAGATTCGTTAAAAAAGTTCTATGAAGACAGGTTGGAGGCTGGTAGAAAGCGTGAAGAAACAATGATGAAAACTATTGAAGTGCTATTAAAAAAGGCACAAGAGAAATGATACCTAATTGCGAATTAGTAAAAGTAGACGGCACACAGTTTCTTGTGTTTAAAGGGCAAGACTTAATATCAAACCACTTGAAGAAGGAACTATACGAGAACGACCTCCACCAGCTTGCGTTAAAGCTGCTTATCAATGAGCCTTGCGGTACGGTGCTAGACATTGGTGCAAATCTAGGTACGTTCTGTATACCCCTTGCTAAAAAAGTACCCAAACATATATACCACGTTTTTGAACCACAGCGGATAGTCTATTACCAACTATGTGCTAATACGTTTATTAACGGGCTAGATAATGTTCATTGTTATAACTTTGGGTTATCCGACAAAGAAGCACGCTTGGTATTGTCCATGCCTGACTATGTAAACGAAGGTAACATTGGTGCATTTAGCATGGATAAAGAAGTTCGTGAGAATGAATATGAGTGCAAAACCGAGGGTGTTCAAGAGCCGTTAGTAGTGTTTACCTTAGACTCAGGCGCACATCAAAACGTACGTCTTATTAAGATTGACGTAGAAGGACATGAACTTGAGGTAATTAAAGGGGCAAGTAAAACTATTAAGGAAAATAACTACCCGCCCATTATCTTTGAGGCGTGGACATGGAAGCCTTGGTTTGAGCCTAAGCGCAAAAAATTGTTTTCGTTCTTAGAAAAACTGGGCTATGAGATACAACAGTTAGGCCAAAACAACTTAGCACAGCACCCTAAACACATGGGAATAAAAAATGAACGATAAAGACTTGAGAGATTGCTTTGCGATGATGAGGTCAATAACAGGGGTAAGTGCGGAAGAATGCTACAAGTTTGCTGATGAGATGCTAGAAGCAAGGAACAAAGACAATGAAGAAGTTGAACTCGGTATTGCCGCCTTTAAGCCAAAGAAAAGGATTATCAAAAAAGATAACGGCGGTAGAAGTATTTGAGTTGGTGCAAGAAGCGGTGCGGTTGTTACCTACACCTGAGGCAAGAAAGACTATAGAATTAGAAATACCTAGGTTTAAAGATGTACAGCCGCATGAATTTCGTAAAAAGTTGAATCACGCAGAACACTACTCAATACTTAAAGAAAGAAAATAATGCCAGCTTGGTCATACAGTAGCTTAAAAACATTCCAGCAATGTCCTAAGAAATACTACCACCTCAAGGTAGCCAAAGACATAAAGGATGATGGCAGTGAAGCTACTGTGTATGGTCACGCTTTACACAAGGCGGCTGAGGATTACATCAAAGACGGCACTCCGATACCCCCACAATTTGCGTTTATCCAAAAAACGTTAGATGCGCTTAAGAATATCCCGGGTGAGAAGCATACTGAGATTCAATTAGGTGTAGCTAAACACAATGATAGGCTAAGCCCCTGTGGTTTTTTTGATAAGAATGCGTGGTATCGAGGTATTGCGGACTTACTAATTATTAACGGTAACTCAGGGTATTTGGTTGATTACAAGAGCAGTAAAAATGCTAAGTATGCAGATCTCAAGCAACTGGATTTACTAGCGGCAGCGGTATTTACCCATTACCCCCAGCTTACTAGCCTTAAGTCTGCTCTGATATTTGTAGTTAGTAACGAATTTGTTAACAAAGAACACAGTTCGCACCACAGGTTAGCCTACTTTGAGCATGTGCGGTTTGATTTAGAGCGCCTTGAAAAGGCTATGGAAACAGGTGTATGGAACGCAGTCTCAGGCCCGTTATGCGGTTGGTGTCCTGTTAAGACTTGCCCAAACTTCCGAGAAAGACGAAAATGATAAGACTCAAGGAGAATCCCCATGCCATACGTGAATAAACCTAGACCCTACAAAAAAGAATACGAACAGTATCAGGGTAAACCCGAACAAATTAAAAAGCGTGGCGAACGTAACAAAGCCCGTGCGGAGCTAATGAAAGATGGAAGAGTATCAAAAGGTGATGGCAAAGACGTTGACCATATCAAGCCCCTTAGTAAGGGCGGTACAAGCACCAAGAGCAATCTCAAAGTTAAATCAGCCAGTGCCAACCGTTCGTTTAGCCGTAACGCAGACCACTCAGTTAAGCGGAATGCCAGTAAAAAATAGCATTACTACGGATTACGATTGGCCGGGGAAGTTTAAGCCGTTTGCACACCAAAAGCAGACTTCAGAGTTTCTTACCTTGAATCGTAGGGCATTTTGTTTTAACGAGCAGGGTACGGGTAAGACTGCTAGCGTGATATGGGCGTGCGACTATCTAATGAACCTAGGCGTAGTTAAGCGTGTATTGGTTATCTGCCCCTTGTCCATTATGAAATCGGCATGGCAACAGGACTTATTTAAGTTTGCTATCCATAGAACCTGTGATATTGCCTACGGGGAAGCAAAACAAAGACGCAAGCTAATTAACCAAGGCGCTGAGTTTGTCATCATTAACTTTGATGGTGTTGAGATTGTAAAAGAGGACATCCTCAAGGGTGGCTTTGACCTAATTGTTGTAGACGAGGCTAGTGCGTATAAGAACGCGCAGACAACCCGCTGGAAGACACTAAGAGAAATAGCTAAGACAGTCAAGGGTATGTGGATGCTTACAGGTACGCCAGCAGCCCAGTCGCCAGTAGATGCGTTTGGTTTGGCTAGACTTATCAACCCCGACAATACCCCAAAGTACTACGGTCAATTCAGAGATCAAGTTATGGCTAAAGTTGGCGCATACCGCTGGATACCAAAACCACAGGCGCAACAGATCGTACACACCGTGTTACAACCCGCCATTCGGTTTGAGAAAGACCAGTGTTTAGACTTGCCTGACGTAACATTTGTAGAGCGTGACGCCCCCCTTACCCCACAGCAAACTAAGTATTACCGTTTGCTTAAGAAGCAGATGATTATGTCAGCAGGGGGTGAGCAAGTTACCTCAGTCAATGCGGCTACCAATATCAACAAGCTCTTGCAAATATCTGGGGGTGCGGTCTATACGGATACTAGAGAAGTCATTGAGTTTGATGTATCCAACCGACTACGGGCTATCCAAGAAGTAATTGAAGAGGCTTCACATAAGGTGCTAGTGTTTGTACCGTTTACCCACACAATCGAATTACTTAGTGCTTACCTAACTAAAGCGGGCATAACGTGTGACGTTATTAATGGGCAAGTACCCGTCAACAGACGGCATCAGATCATCCAGGACTTTCAAGATACTGAGAATACTAGAGTATTAGTAATACAACCACAGGCAGCATCGCACGGGTTAACACTAACAGCTGCCAACGTAATCATTTGGTATTCTCCTGTGACCAGCGTTGAAACATATCTTCAAGCAAATGCACGTATTAACAGACCCGGGCAAAAGAACCCAATGACTATTGTGCATATCAAAGGTAGTGAGGTAGAAGCAAAGTTGTACAAGATGCTAAGTAGTAACATCGACAACCACACAAAAATAATAGATCTATACAGACAAGAAATAATTACTGATATAGCTTGACAATGTCAAACAGTGTGGTAGTATGTAGTCGTAGTAACAAAGGAGCTAATAATGGAAGATGCGGTAGAGAATTTACACGAGATACCTGCAGATAAACTTGCCGAAATTTACATCAAGATTCGTGACAAGCGAGCTGAGTTGGCAGAAGCATTTGAGAAGCAGGATGCAGTACTAAAAGAGCAACAAGAAGTTTTAGCAGAAGAAATGCTAGAGGTCTGTTATGAGAATAACGCCGACAGTATCAGAACCCCAGCAGGGACAATCATTCGTAAAGTGGATACACGGTACTGGACGACTGATTGGGATTCTATGTATCAATTCATACAAGATAATGATGCATTCCCCCTGCTCGAGAAAAGGTTACATCAAACTAACCTTAAGCAGTTTCTCGAAGAGAATCCCGAACTGTTACCTGCTGGATTGCAAGCTGACAGAAAATACACCGTGGTCGTTAGAAGGAGCAAAAAATGAGCAACTTATCAATCTTTAAATCTGATGTAAAAGTAGTAAGC